ACTTAGCACTGCAAAGGTGCGAACTCTTTTTTGTTTGGCAAAGGGTTTGTGCGTTTTTCTTGGTTTCGGTGTGCGTTTTGACGGTGGGTGTCAAAACGTGTGCGGGCGGGGTGGCTTGGAAGTTGGGGGCGTTCGACGAAAAGCCCCCCGCTTTCGGTGGAAAACGGGGGGCTTTGTGGGGTTATTCCTGTTTCTTAATGAAAGCCGAAATGGTGGTAATGAGTGCGACAAAGAAACCGATACCGGCGAACCAGGGGCGGTCGAGCCAAAGGGCTACGCCGGTCAAGATGAGCATGGTCAAGATGAGCAGAAAAGCAAGAAGCATTCCGAGTCTCTGCGTGGTGGCTGCGCGTCGGCTGTCGTCGACCATGGCTTGCAGCTCTCGACGTTCGCGCTCGTGTCGGGCGTTTTGCTCTTTGACTGCTACGTCGATGAAATGTTCTACCAGCCCGGGTGCGATGGCTTGGTAGGCTTTGAGCTCTTCGGGTGCGGGCAAACAGTTGTCGTCCTCCGAAATCAGCGAATGCGTTTGCATTGCGGTGCCGTCGATGACGTCGACCTCCGTGCGCGTGTTTTGGAGTTTCTTCTTAGCCATAAATCTGTTTTATCTTAGTCCATGCGCGCATTTGGTCGCCTTTGACGGCTTTCCAGTCTTCTTGTAGTCGTTGCTTGTCTGTGAGTGTCATTTTTCTCTCCATGTTCTTTCGCATTTCGTCGATGGGCTGCGAGCCTTTGGGCGGTTCAGCCCGAAATGCGCTTGCGAGCATGGCAAATCCACAGCTAAGCACTTGGATGAATGATTTGAATGTGAAGTCCATGGTGTTGTTGTGAATGAGGGTTTGTGCAAAGTTAGTGATTTCCGCGGTTGTGCTCGTGATGTCGCGGCTGCTTTCTTGTTATTATTATCTATTTTGACGATGGGTGTCAAAACGTGTGCGGGTCGGTGTGGGTTGGAAGTTGGGGGCGTTCGACGAAAAAGCCCCCGCTTTCGGTGGAAAACGGGGGGCTGTGGGTGAAAAGGCGGGGGGCTACTTTTTTCGCATGTTGGTGAATTGTGCAATCTCTTCGTTCAGTTTTGAAATCTCTTCCTCCTTGGGATAGAGTCCTTTGAGTAAGACTAAGGGCAAACCGATGATATTGGCCGTGGTTGTGCCCAAAAGAGCGATGAGCACGCCGCTTTGTATGGTAATCACACTTGCACCACACAGAATCAGGATGAGGAGAACAACCAGCAGCCAAACGGAAACGACAATCATCACCCATACAGCAGAACACTTTCTCAATGTGCTTGTGTCGCTGTATCTGTTGAGTATAGAGGCTATGGAATCAATTTTGGCAGTCATACTAAATTGTTCCATGGCGCGCTCTATGAGCTCCTCATTGTTGCTACTCTCCTCAATGTCTTCTTCAATGTTTTCTTCGGTCTCGCACTCGTATTGCAGCTCTTCACTGATCAAATCTTCGAGAAATTTATCCATGTTGCTGTTGTTCTTTTGCGATTCGCCGTGCACGCGCTCTTTTTGCAATGCGCTCTGTCAAATTGAGGAAAAAGAGTTTAGTGAGAATATCGGGGATGATGTTGTTTTGCCCCTCCACATAGTATCGCTGCCAGGGTGTGCCTTTAATATGGAGCATGTCCACCAACTGTCCACCGCTGTAATGCCCGAAATTATTTAAGGCGGCTTGGCATACCTTTTTCAGTTCTTCGTCTTCGAGCATGGGGGTCTTCACTTCAAAGTCTTTGCCGTCGTCTTTTGGTACGAAGACGGTGGTGGGCTTGTCGATGTTGTCCTTACCGTAAGATTTGAAGGAGTGATACACGGATGGGATGACGGGGCCGTACCGCCACGCTTCGACGCGATCAAAACGCGGGTTGAGTGCGCTGCGATTACACAATGCGAGCATGTAGCCGTGGGCGATGTAGACAAGCTTCATGAGCTTGAGCGGCTGCAACTTCATACCTTTCTCTTTTGCGAGCTCAAGTAGGTAGTTTGCCACTGCGAGTGCGTCGGGTTTCATGAGGATTGTTATTATTATTGTTATTATTGCGGCAAAGATAAGGATAAAACTGCATGCACCGACGGGCTTGTGTCTTAATAATTTTCACTCTGCTTCGTGGAAATAGCCTTTGACGAGTCGTTCGGTGCCCTTTTCTGTGACGCTGAATTCGAGTTTGCGGCAAAGGTAGCGTCGGCCCCCGATGATGTAAACGTCTTCGGGGCTGAAGTCTCCGCGGTCGATGAACGAGACGACGCGCTGCACGGCGGTGTCGGGCGGGGTGTAGCCCGAAAAGACGGTCTGCTCCATGCTCTGCTCGGGGTTGGGGTCGGGTGTTTCGTCGGGTCGCAAACCTTTGTAGTTGAGTAGTAGCCTGAATGAGGGTGCGCCGTGGAGTTTGATGTTCTCCTGCTCCACGTAAAAGGGGTTTCCACACGCTGCCGGTATGTAGTCGGGGTGCTCTGCCTCCGAGTGGACGGGCTGCTGCATGCCCTCTTCGTAGTAAGCCACTTCGATGACGTCGCGCGCCTTGGGCTCGCTTTGCGCGGTGTCGCTGTTTTTGGGATAAAGCACGTCGTGCACCGAAAGAATCCCGCCGCCGTCGGGGTCTCGCACGGTGTCGGCCGTTGCCATGATGGCCGTGGGGTCTGAAAAGTCGGCGCGCTCGTCGTATCGCCGGCTCTTTTCGTTCCAAACGAGCCCCACGTAACGAACGCCCTTGGCCGGCACGGCGGTCTGTACCGGCACGATTCGCAGTTCCACGTCGGGCTTGGGGCGTTTCGCGCCGCTCTTGCGGTTGGGGAAACGACCACCCATGGGGTCGACCACCTCCAACTGCCACTGGTCGGTTGCGTGAATGCGAAAATAGGCGTGGCGAAATCCCGTCTTGGCGTTGGTGATGATATATTCCTCTGGGAAAATATACCGGTTGCCCCCGGGGCTGAAGTCATTTCCCCGGTCTCTGTTTTTGACGGCCTGCAAGTCGGGCTCGACTGTGCACTTTAGCTTCTGCTCCAGGTCCTCGGGCAACTGCATTCGCTTGTCGACCTCGGCAAATTTGTACGCCACATTCGCACTGACGGGGTCTTTGTGCTCGGCGTTTTCCTCGACGGTGGCCGTGTACTCGTCGAGTGGCTGCGTGATGAGGTGGGTTTTCGCCCCGTCGCCGTATGCATTGCGTTTTCGGACGATGCGTGCGCGCCGCCCCTCGGTGGTGATGAGCACGCCAAAGAAGTTTTGCACCTCGCGAATGAACTCCTTGACCGTCCAGTGTGGCAGCATGTGAGCGATGTGCACCGTCTTTCTGCAATTCGCCACGATGATCCGCTCCTGCCATGTGCCCCTGATGGCATTGTCCTCGGGGCTGATGTCGAAACCAAGCGCTTTGAGCAGCCGTTCGACCACGACGACGAGAAAGGGCTGCGGGGCAAAGGCGGTGTCGCTCTGCATGTGCTCTTGTTGGTTGGCGTCGACAAAGCTCCCCTCGGCGGGGAAAGGCGCGATGCGTCGGCCGTCGTTTGTCATCTCGTAGACTTTCGCTCCTTTGTCGACTCCGATGTATTTGCCCCGCCGTCCCCAGTAGACCACGGCTCGCTCGTTGGCCGTCACCTTGTCGGCGGTGGAATAGATGGGAAGCACCACGGTTTCCGCGTCTCCGTCGCGTCCGCGGTATGTGAGCTCCCCGTAGAGCCACATACCGCGGACGTCGGGATAGAAAACAAATTCGGCGTTGGGGTGCTTCTCACGATATGCCTTTTCGAAGACGCTTCCCAGGCCTCCGATTGCGGGGAATCCCCGCTCGTCTTTCGTGATGATGTTGTGCAACTCATCGATATATAGGTCTTCGCCGTCGGCGTTTTTGCTCGCGTCGTTGAGCGCCGAACGTCCCGCCAGCAGCTGAATTTTCACGCCCTCATTGTCGACCGACGACACGCGCGCCGTGCCTTCGATGTGCAGCGGCGGTGCGACCAGCACAAAGGGCCAGCGCTTGGCAGTGAGTTCGGCTTTGAGCACGTCGGCGCGGTGTATGGGTCCGAAAATGCGTTGATTGTCGGCGCACCCTTCGAGTGGCAAAGCCACCTCCAGGGTGTAAGTGCCGGCGTCGGTGAAGAGTGGGTTTTCGGCTGTGACCTTGATTTGCGTGTCGGTTGGGAGCACGGCCTGTCTGCCGTCGATATAAAGATTAGTCATGCGAGACGTTTTTATTTTCTGTCGGTCAATTTTCTGAACTTGTCGAGCTGATATGCCACGCCGTCGCGGCCGTCGATGGAAACCGTTGAGCGAATACCGCTCTCGAGGTTGACATTGAGGCGGTCGATGGCCTCCTGCAGTCCCTGCGCCACGGTATCGGCCGGCACTGTGTCGGGCTGTGCCCGTCTCTGTGCCATGGCCGGCCGTGTGGCGCTGCCTTCGGCGTCGGGTGTTCGGCCTTGCGGTGGAACTCCCGGCGCCGCGATGGCCCTACTCACGTCGGCCGCTGTGAGCGTTGCGATGGTGTTGTTGCGCTGCGCGTGGTCGATGAGTCGGAGAACGGGCAAAACCGCGGGGTTGTTGACGGCCTTGTGGTTTGCCACGAACTCGCCTTCATGCACCACGCCCGCTGTTCGGCGGTATCTGCGTCCGGGGGTGAAGCCCCCTTCGTAGTATCCCGATTGCTGCGCTTCGGCCTGCTTTCGGATGGTGGCGATCTGTGCGGCTGTGGTGGCTACTGCGAGCGCCGCGGCGATGGGCGCCAGCACATGTCCGACGATGGGAATGGCCGCCGCCGATGAATAGGCGTTGATGGCCGCCATGGCGCCGCCCGCCAGGGCCTGTGCCACCTGAATGTTGGCCGCGCGTTGGTTGTAATCGTTCTTGATCTTTGCGACGGCGGCCTGCTTTTCGGCCTCCAACTTCTCGGTTTGCTCTCGGTCTCCCTCGGCGGCTTTGATCTTGGCGTCGTACTCTCGTTCGGTTCTCGCCACGGCGGCTTCGCTTTCCGCCCGCTGCAAATCGGAGAACGTTCCGACGATGGCACCGAATGAGGAAAAAGCCGCCGCTGCCGCCCCGGTGATGCTCTGCACTCGCTCGTTGTCGAGCTGTTGCAGTGCCTGTGCGTATTCCAGGGCGTGCTCTTTGTCGGCGTCTCGCATGCGTTGCAGCTCCTTGTAAGTGGCGGCCTGTAGGCGTAACTTGACCGCGGCGCGCGCCACTTCCGAGACGCCGAATGCCGTGTTGTTGCCGGTGCTTTCGTTCTCGTTCTTGTCGTCGCGCGGTGCTCCGAGATCTTTGCGTGCGGCGCGGCGTGCGGTGTCGAGCAGCTCTTCCACTTTCTTCTTGCGCTCCTCTGCCATGAGCCCGCCCTGTCCGTCGTTGCCCTGATACTTGAGGCGTAATGCGGCCTGCAATCGCAGATACTCCTCTTCCGAAAGGAGTTTTTGGGTGTGTAGTTCCGCCAGCACCTTCATCTCCTGCTGAAATTGTTCGAGTGCGGTCTGCTTGAGATACTCGTTTCGCAGTTGCTTGACCTTCTCTTGGTACTTCTTCTCTCTTGCGAGCCGTTGGCGGTTGTCCTCTTCTTGCACTGCGGCGTCGGCCTTCTCAAAGTCTTCGACGCGCCCCCACTGTTTGAGATAGGCGGCTCGTCGTTTGAGGTGTTCGAGTGTGATGCGGTCGCGCTCCTTCTCGTAGGCCTCGGTGGTGATGAGCCCCACGGCTTCGTTGTGCTCCAATTGTTCGAGTGCGGCCTTGTTCTCCTTGTCGATTTGTGCCAGGCTCCAATCTTGGTTTCGCTTTTCCTCTTTGTCGGTGTACTTGTCCAGCTCGTCTTGCCACTTCTTTCGTTGGTCGGCGTTGCGTTTATAGAAATCGCGCTTGCTCTTCAGTGCTTCCTCGTCGTTCTTTGCCACGGCGGCGTTGTACTCTTCGGTGGTGATGAGCCCTTGCGCGAACTGCACTTTGAGTAGGTCGTTCTTCTCGCGTTGCAGTTTGTCGACCTGTTCGATGTGTTTTTTGCCGTCCTCCAGCTCCTTCTTCTTCAGCTTGTCTTCGGTCTTGTCGCCTTTGCCGGTCTTTCCCCCTGCGTCGGGGGTGGGTCTTGTACCTTCACCCTCTGTGTCGCTGATGGTCTCGGCGGCTTTTTGGTTGATGAGTTTGCCGTAAAAGTTCTTGACCTCGTTGTTCCCTTGGACAAAGTTGTTGAGCTGATTGATTTCCCTTGTGGTTTCTGCCAAATCGGCCTGCGCCGCGTTGAGTGCGTCGGTCTGCGCTTGCAGTTCCTCGCGCTTTTTTACTAGGGCGCCGTTGGCTTCGTAGGTATACTGCGACCCGTACGGCCCCATTGTGGCTGTACCCTTAACCGATTTGTACTGCGGTTTTTGCAATTCTCGGTTTACTGCACGGATATTGTATGCCTTTCTGTCGACCGTCATCTGCTGTTCGATTCGCTTTTTCTGCAGCTCCACGAGTTTATCGTAGGCGGCTTCTGCGAGTGCCTTGTTTTGCAACGAGCGAATGTAGTCCGAAATCGCCTTGGTGTTGCGCTCGGTCAATTTCCCCTCTTTGGTCAATGAGGCGTGATAGCCCGGTACGATTCGTTGCAAATGCTCAATCGCTTTGCGTCGGGTGTCGTATGCCTCTTTGCTATTGCGAACAATGTTGTGCAAGCGCTGCACCAGCCCGATCTCCTCGGCGGCCTTTTTCATTCCCTCTTGCTGCACTTCGTTGAGAATGCTGCGCTTTTGCGTCAAGTCCTCGGTCTTTCGGGTGAATGCAACAATGAGTGTGATCAAAGTTGCGACCGCCGAAAGCACCAAGCCCAAAGGATTGGCCGCCATGGCCCTGTTAAAGAGAATCTGTGCGATGGTCGCTCTTTCGTAGTTCCAAGTAAGGAGCGCCAAAACAGCATTCCACGCCATGGTCGCGGCGGTTTTGATAGCCAGCCACGCCGCTTGTGCTTTGTCGGCTACGATGTTGAGCAGCTTCACGGCCAAAGCCCTTTTCTGCCATGCGGTTGTAATAACGAGTCCTGTCGTATAGGCTGCGATTGCCACTGCGAGTGTGACGATTGCGCGCTTGTGCTCCAGGGCAAATCTGATTGAATAAAGCAGTGCCTTTGCAAACAGTGCGGTGGATGATACCATGTGTTTGACCACCGGCTCCAAGTGGCCGCCTAATTCCACGGCCAAATCTTTGTAGGCTTTCTGCGCCTTTTCGAGCTGTGCCTGCACGGTGGAGTTGGCCGCTTCGGCTTCCTTGGTTGCAGACGTGTGTTCCAAGAATGCAAGTGCGGCCTGCTGCTGTGTAGCTTTGAGGTTGTCGAGCCCGTTTGCGAGTGTTGCGAGCGTTTGCGTCACTCCCGATCCCGAAAGCTTCATCTCTTCGAGCATGGGTGCGATGTTTTCCAACGAGCGTGCGTCTTTTAGCGCCCCGATGAACTGCAAGAGCGCTGCGTTCGCGTCGTTCTTGACGAGTTCGGTGAACTTTTGCACGTCGAGTCCGGCGGCCTTTGCCATCTTGGCGGGTCGGCGATAAATTGCGGTCAAAACGTTCTGCATGGCGGTGGCGCCCTTTTCGACTCCCACCATGCCCTGATCCAGAACGGCGGCTATCGCTGTGAGATCCGACTGCGCTATTTTGGCGGTGCTTCCGATACTCGCCAAACGTGCGGTGAATTCCAACAGATAGGGTTCGGAGGCAGAAGACGACTGTGCCAGTTCGTTGATCACCGACGCGGTTGCAAGCATGCCGTTCTTGAGTCCCATGGCTCGCCCCTCGCTGAAAAGCTGTGTGAGCTTACCGATGTTCTTCACCCCGTCCTCGCCCAAATCGTCGCCCAAAGCCAGGTTGATTTGATTGGCCGCGTCGACGAAATCGAGAATGTCCTGTTTGCCGGTAATACCCAAACGTCCCGCGTCTGCCGCCAGGTCGTTGAGTTTCTCGCGCGGGGTTCTCGTGTCTATTTTCTTGAAAGCCTCGTTGAGCTCTTCCACGTCTTGTGCTGCCAGCCCCGTGTATTTCGTCACGCCACTCATGTGCTCCTGCATGTCGGCGTACGTATCGACGAAAGACGATACCCACTGCTTTGCATTGTCAAAGATTTCCGCCACTCCCGTGAACGTGGTGATAGCACCCATCCATTTATTGCCGAAATCAGCCAGTTGGTCTCCTATGCTCTTGTCTTCTTCTACCTCCTGTTGTTTGCGAATCTCTTGCAATTCCTTCTTGGCACTCTTGAGCGCCTCGGTGTAGGCGTCCCACTCCTCCGATCCGCGTTTTACGGCGCCCGAATTGAGCTCAGCATTGATTTGGCGAATCGTCTTTTGCAGCTCCTTCGGCGTCTGCTTGTCCATGCGTCGCAAACCGTTTGTGAGCGCTTCCACACGGTTCTCCGAGCGCTCCAACTCTCGAGTGCTCTTTCTCAGCTCTGAACTCAACCTTTGGAGCATTTCGACGGTGCGTTTCCGCTGTGCGTCTGTGGTGTGTTTGTCGCTCAATACCTGCTCCGCTTGCTGCTTCTGCCGGTTCAGCTCTTCCACCTTCTTTCGGAGTTGCTCAATATTCTCCTTCGCGTCTTTGTCGTTGACGTGGAGTTCGATTATCTTGATGTCTTTTTCTACCATAACAGAAAAATAAAAGCGGTATCTGACCTTTTGCGTCAAAGATACCGCTAACCGTTCATAAGGAAAATGACAATTTTAGTCTCCCTGTGCCCCTTTTATGTGGTCTCGTCTAAACTATGGAATCGAACACGCCGGCGAACTCCTTACCAATGTCGTTTGACAAGCGTCTGTTCAGCACCTTCTTCGATATATCCCACGACACAGAGAACCACGGTCTGCGCTTTCTCGTGGCTCCGAGCCCCCGTTTGGCTCTTTCCACGGGGTCTAAAAATTTCAGGTCGCCCCCGTTGTCTCTTTTGTAGCCCTTTCCTGTACCCGCGTCGACATATATCCCGTATTCTACGAAACGATATGCGGCTTGCATGGCAAAGCCGTCGGGTGCCACGCTGAAAGCCTGCTGGTGTACGCTGCGTTGCAACGTTCCCGTGCGGTGGATGTTCATTGTCACGATCCGATCCGTCCAAATTCTCACCATCATATCATGCCACTCTCGTGCAAAGGTGGCAAAGTCCTTTTCTTCTTGTTTGTCCATGGCGCCTATTCATTCCACTCGGTGGGGTTGAAAGAAATGTCCACCGGCTCGTCTACATAAAACATGAAGTAAAGCCCGGTGCAATCGTTGAGAAAGATCCCTCCCATCTCTCGTGAACGAATGCTGTTCATCTGCACATATAGTCCCTCTTTGAGGAATCTCGGCGCGTCTCTGAGGAGCCCGGACTGAAATTGTCTGAGGAGTTCACGACACGTTCCCATCTTTTCTCGTCGGTCTCGTTCGTTGTCGTGTTCGTATCGCATGAGCAGAAAGACGGTGAATGCCTTTCGCTTGAACCACCCTCCGCTATCGAGAAAGGTCTCCTCGTCACAAATGTCATCGACTGCGACAAAATTGGCATCACAATCGTAGCGGTTGAGCACACTGTCCAGGTGGTTGACCCCCGAACAGGATACGGTGCAAAATTGTAGGGCGCTTGCCATTCGGTTGCGCCGGCAAAGGTCTTCGAAATAGTCGTGGAAATCAATCATGGTGGAATTCTTTTTTGAATAGTTGAGGAGCTATGCCCAATTGGACGAGGGGATATATAGCCCGCTCCCGCGGGTTGGGAAACGCTCGCAGCCTATATATAGCGTATCCCATGCGTCCGATCCGTCGGTGCGCGTTTCGAGTAGGTCTTCCTCTGTTTCTGCGAGTTTCTCCCCGCGTTTGTCCTTCTTCCCGTTGTAGACGCCCGCTAACTGCAACGAGACGAGCAAATCAGCACAATTCTCTTCGTTGATATAGGGTTTCAAACGCCCCTGCCCCTGAAAACCTCGGTTGATGAGTAGGTGCTTTTCGGCGTGATTCATCGGCTGCCCGATGTAGACGCTCTGCACGCTTCGTTTGCGTTTTCTGAGCGTCTGTTCGATGACGCGGCGAAAGTCGATATCATTGACGGCGTAATTCGAACCGATTGCCGTGCTATCGTAGTAGAAAATCACCTCCTTGTTCGGTCGGCGTTCGTAGTAGTCGCAAAAATCATTGACGAGTTCGACCAGTTTACGCTCGTACTTGACGAAAAAGCACTTGACCGTGTTCATTCTTCCCATGTCCTCGTCCACTTGTCCCACCACCAGCCAGTTGATGTTTCGGTTGAAGTCGAATGCAATGCAAAGCGGTGCGTCCGGTATGAGGTCGTCGTCCACTCGGCTATCGCGTGTTTGGGTGATT